GTGTTATTACTGAGATAGAAGGGCTACAAAAGACTGGTGCATTACCGACCCCTAAGGCTAAGAACGGTACTCCTGAGTTCGATACCGACCCTGCCGTTACTTTGATTAACAAAGTGCTAGACTATAGGGCTAGGCGTAGAAGTGAGGGGGCTATGCTAAGTGTTCGTGATAGCCTGTTACTGTATAAGGCCGAACACCCTGAAGAGTTCGAGAAAAAAGAGGCTAGAGGGGATATAGAACGAAGGAATATAGCCAAGAAGGTGGCTGGGAATAATAAGGCTACTGGAACGGCTGTGAATAAAGATGATAATAAACCTCAATATTACAAGGCTGGTATGAGTACTGAGGATGTACTAGACCGAATCTTGGATGATATGGACTAAGGAGAGTGCTATGGCGACTAAAGATGAAAGAAAAGCGTTTGAGGAGCAGTTATTGGCTGGCTCCACCCCATCTACTGACGAAGGTAGTAAGCGAACCCTCGTTGACCTTCTTCACCAGAGTTTTGGGGCCGATGAACTGGTAAAGATTAAGAACTTTACCTCTAGGCCGACTGGCTGGGTCTATTCTGACCACCGACCTGTTGAGCAGGGGGGTACTTTTAGAATAGAACAGCCCAACGAATTTACTAGGAGAGTATGGCAAGGCGAGCAGAAGGCTCGTGTGCTGGATGCTGGTAAAACTATTGTCGTCCCAGGCTGGGAGGCTTATGTCGGCTTAGTACGGTTCTTTAAGCAATATGTACAGGAAGAGTACCCAGGCGAGTCTGCTGTAAGGATGAACTCTCCTGCTGAGCAAAATGCGTTTTTTAAGAAGGCTTTTGTGGGAGTCTATGACCCGAACGAGGAAGAACCTGCGACTGATGTGAAGGCAGAGGTCGAAAAGGACTTGGGGCTAAAGAATGGCAAAGCAGAATCTAAATAAGTTATTAAAACCGAAGAAGAATGAACTTTCTGAACTCCAGAGGCTGTGCAAAGATACTAGAAAACAGATAGATGATGCTGTTGAGCAGGGCAATAATGCTCTGCTCTCTTTACAGGATGAGTATGATAGGATAGCCGAGAAGAAGAGGCAACTCCTAAGGGATATAGAATCTCTGGAGGGGAAACTAGAGGGGCTTAAGAAGAAAATAAACTATGCCGAAAATACTTATGGGAAGTATCTGGAGGTGATAAAGGGAGGCGAGAGCAAGAATGAGCAAGTATAAGTTTATGTGGGTGGCGAAGTTTAAGGGTAAAACTATCCAACAAGACCCTGAGGATAAATACTCTAAGCACGACCCTAAGGCCGAATGGAACCCAACCTCTTTTAGGGACTATGTAGAGTATGCTGAGGGGCATCAAGGCGAACTGGAGTGGTTCGAATTGAAGAATAAGGATACGAGAGTCTGGGTAGATTTTGAGAATAGTGGCAAGCCTGTTATCTATGAGGCAGTTACGAATAGATGGGGGAATACTAGGGTCTCGATACTCTATAAGGAGAAGAGACCGCTTACGAATCTGAGAGTGATATATTATCGGAAGATGGAGTGCGAAGTGAAGAATGGAGAACTGGGCGAGCCTTATGTGAGGGGCTTTGTGATAGGCTATCAGGGGATAGATGAGAATGGAATGAATCGTAAAAAAGAAGTAGTCGTGATATAATGGCGGTATAAACTTTTTGCAAAAAGGAGAATAATAACTATGGCTGCAACGACAACTTGGTATGAGCAGAACGGTACGGCTAGTGGTAGCCCTGCCTCAGGTACTGAAAGTACTATCTCTTCTTGCGACTGGAAGAGCGTTGATGACTCTACCACCTCTCGTGCCTCTGCCCCTGTATTGGCTGGCTCGAATTCTTATCATAAATATATCTATCTAAAATTCACTGGCACATTCAACCAAATCTCTGCTGTGAAGTTCGCCCACACGGCCGGCACGCTTGGCACTGGCATCTCCTTGAAGAGTAAGGTAACCTCTACCTACGCAACGCCCTCTACGACGGCTCTAGCGTCCTCTACGGATATTACAAGCACTACTGCTATTGGCTCTGGTGCTAGTGTATTGCTATCGACTACTGGTCCGAATGGCTCTACTTCTGCCTCCCAGACTACTACTTGCTATACGCAATATATTGTTACCCAAGTCCAGACTACGACTGCTGCAAATGCTGGCGATAGTGGAACTGTAACTTTGACTGTCCAGTATAACGAGAACTAGGAGGTCTCCTATGGCTATAGTAAGGAATCTAGCCACGGTAAAGACCACTGCTGATATTACGAGTAGTGCGACTTCTATCCCTGTGAATCGCCTGAATGTTTTTGGGGAGAGCCAAATTACTCTGGATAACCCATTTTATGTAACGATTATGCCAGCCTCTGGGGATGAGCCTGCGAACCTAGTGAATAGTGAGATAGCCCTCGTAACTGGGATGAGCGGTCTGAACCTTACCGTTGTTAGGGGGCAGAGAGATACGACTGCGAGGGCTTTTAGTGCTGGGGCTATAGTTACTATGGGCATCTATGCTGAAGATGCTGTGCTTAATAGTGGAGTGAAGTCTGGCGTGAACAATGCCCAGACGGAACTTAGGGATAAAGATGGCAATCCTATATATCCGAAAGTATCTGATGTGGAGTCTAGCCAGATAGCAGATAGTGCTGTTACTACTGCTAAGATAGCAGGAAGTGCTGTTACCACTGCCAAGATAGCAGATAGCAATGTTACTACTGCTAAAATAGCAGATAGTGCTGTTACCACTGCTAAGATAGGGGGGAGTGCTGTTACAACGGCTAAGATAGCAGATAAGAATGTTACAACGGCTAAGATAGCAGATAAGAATGTTACAACGGCTAAACTTGCCTCAGGAATCGTGACTATGACGAGGACAGTGCTGTATAACAATGCCTCTGGCACTACTGGAAATATTACCGTGTCCCAGGCACTCAATAAGTTTGATGAGGTCGAGTTTTGGTTTATGGATTCAAACGGAACCCCCAGCCAGTTGATTCGGACTATCCCAGGGGATGCCCTTGCTATAGTGCTTGATATCCCGCATCCAGGTGGCTCTAACACGGTTTACTGGAATCTTGCTAGATGGTATTGGACGGCCGGCTCTACGACGCTGAATAAGTGGGGGAGCCATTATGAGAAGGTATTAGGTACAACAGTATCTACTCAGTCTGGTGACCACATTAAGATTAGGAAGGTAGTCGGCATAAAATTCGTGAGCAACTAGGAGGAATTATGATAGAAGAACTAACGACAGCGTTGATAGGGATAGGGATACTAGGTGTAGCCTTCTTGGTGAATGTTATATCGGCTCTAGCCAATGTTTTTGGTAGCCATACGGATGAAAAGTTCTCGTGGGGGAAGTTCTTTACTGGAGTGGTACAGGCTCTGCTCTGGTCTCTTTCTGTATTGGGGTGCGTTGCTGCAATCAACCTCTTTGGATGGTTCACCGAGAGACTGGGGCTAGATATCGCCTCATTTCTAGATGGTCTCCAGACCTCAACTATTATTCTTATCGTTTTAGGGGCTACTGCTGGTTATATTCTAAGTGCGAGAGAAAATATTGAGTTCTTTATTAAGAACAAGAATAAAAAGTATGTGGATGCCTCGAACTTGGATAAAGACCTCGACTATGAGGCCGTGTTCGCTGATGCTAAGAAGTTCGCCGAGATGATTATGCCTAAACACGCTCTGGAGGATGCCCAGACTGCTGATGATGCGAACCCTGAGGAGGAAGTGGGGAAGGGTGCGAGCGTGAACCCTTTAACTCGCCGTCTTCCTGATGGGGATAACGATAATGGGAAGGGCTGGCAATGCTCTAAGTATTCCTACTATCTAGCGACTGGAATTAGGATGAATTATAAACCTCATCCAGATTATGGTCCGTGTAACGGTAGAGATATGGTGAATTACCTCATTAAGAATTGTGGCTATAAGAAGTGCTCGAAGAGGAATGGTGCGATATTCTCCTATGATGCTGGTAAGTATGGGCATACAGGGATGGTGCTGGATGCGAATACGAATCTGGTGAATGATGCGAACTGGACTCCTCTCCGTGTGGGGACTCATTATATTAACCTAGAGGCCGTAGGTGCGACTTTCTGCTGTCCTCCAGATATGCTCGACCCTGTAACTCCTGCCCCTAAGCCTACTCCGAAACCGACCACGAAACCGACCCCTGCTCCGACCCCTGCTCCGACCCCTGCCCATGCCAAACCTGCTAATTTTAAGGTAGGCGACAAGGTAGTCCCGACTCGTTTGGTAGATTATGATGGCCGAAGACTACGCCAGTACGATAAGACCTATACTATTACTGAACTTATTGGGAATCGTGCTGTTCTCTGTGCTAAGAGGAATGGCAAGAATGTGGTCTGGGCTGCAATGAAAACTAGCGACATCAAAAAAGTTTAAGAATAAAGGTAGGACAATACAATGTCTGAGGCAGTAAGAGGTTTCTGGGGGTCTGGGTGGGGTAGTAGCCCTTGGGCTGGTACTACGGCATCCCAAGGACAGACCCTAGATGTATCTATAACTGGTTCCGTGAGAATCAGTCTAGTTTCTGATAACTCCCTAGATGGTGGAGTGAGAATCGCAAAAAATGTTACCGAAACGGTAACAGGAATTGTGAGAGTAGAGAAAACTACCCCTGAGGCTATTACTGGGAAGGCAAGAATCGAGAAGTCTCTGGCCGAGACTATTACTGGTGCTGTCCGAATCGAGACGAGTGGGGACGCTGTTTTGACTGGTTCGGTAAGAGTCTCTAAGAATGTGGATAAGACCATCACTGGCCGAGTCCGAGTAGAGAATAAAGGCTCTGAGGCCATTACTGGCTCTGTACGCATTGAGGATAGTTATGAGACTGAGATAGATGGCTCCGTGGATGTCCAAAAACCTGCTGTGGCTACTATAACTGGTGCCGTGGATGTGAAGAAGGCTTTGGATGAGTCTATTATTGGCCAAGTTACAGTGGAGAATGTAGGCTCTAGAGATATAACTGGTGCCGTGATGGTGGCTGGAGAGAAGGCCGTAGAGATTAGTGGCACGGTGCTTATAGATAACCCTAACCAGAAGGTATCTGAGGCCACCATTACTGGTCGTGTGGATATTCTAAATGCGAACGAGACCTCGATAGATGGGGCTGTGTCTATTGCTGAGACCTTCGCCACTAGTATAGATGGGGCGGTGAGGGTATCGAGGGATGATGCTAGCGAGATAACAGGCTCTGTAGATATTATGAGCCCGAAGACCGAAACCATTGCTGGCAAGGTCTGGGTAGAGTGCGAAAGTGCCTCCGATATTCTTGGCTCTGTGAGGATAGAGGCTATTGGAGAAGATAATATCGAGGGGGCTGTAAGCGTTGCGAGAGTGTTCTCTGATTCTATAGCAGGCTCCGTGAGGATAGAGGCCGAAAAGTCTAAGAGTATAACAGGCTCTGTAGATATTATGACTCCGAATAGCGTAGATATAGAGGGGGCTATATTCCTCCAGATTCAGTCTGAGGCCGAGATAGATGGTACCGTGAGAGTCGAGAAGGCTAAAACCTCATCTATATCTGGTCTAGTAAGAGTGAAGAATGCTTATGAGAAGTCTATATCTGGATGCGTGAAGGTTAGAGTAACTACACCTGAGAAATTGCCCGAAAAATGGGAGAAGTCCGACACGGCTGGCTCCGAGGAATGGGGAGATGAGGAGAAACAGCCTCAGGAGTGGGAAGAAGATATGAATAAGCCTACAGATGAATGGAGCAACTCCGAGAAGGATAGCGAGGTCTGGACGGTCTCTGGCGAGGTCGAGGACGAGACTTGGCACTACCCTCAAGAGGACTCTGTTTAGCATGGTATAATAGCGATAAGGAGAATAATAACATGCTGACATTTACACAAAGAAAAGAACAGGCTGCAAAGTTATGTGGTATTAACTATGTCGAGCCTGAGATGGCAATTATTGTGAGCAACTTGAATATGGCCGATAAACTCTTTGAGAATGCTGCGAGAAGGGCATGGACTAGGAAAGAGAAACAGGCCAACTTGACTGCTGGTAAGCAGTACTATCAGATAGCCTCTGATATGCACAGGGTGAGTTCGGTGAAGTGCAAAACCTCTATGAATGGGAATGTTATCGTACCTCTTACAGAGGTGCAGAGTGAATATGAATGGAATAAGTTGAACGCTTATCCGTTTAGTACCTCTTATCCGACCCACTACTTTATCCGTGGGAATGATGAAATTGGCATCTATCCTTGCCCTTCTGAGACTATCGTGGATGGTCTGATGGTAGCCTATGAGCCTCGTATCCGTGATATGGGGATAGATGACTTTACCTTTACGGCTGATGTAGTCCAGAACTCCGTGAATATTACGAACCCTAGTGAGACTCTAGAAGGAGGGTTCCAAGAATATATGACCGAGAACTTCTGGATAAAATCGAATGATGGGCAGGATGGCAACTGGTATAAGGTCCAGAAGGTGATAGATGCGAATACCATGCAGATAGATAACAACTACCTTGGTCCGTCTGGGAATGGGGTCTCCTTCACTATGGGGCAAGTGCCACCTTATCCTGAGGAGTACCACGAGGCTCCGATATATTACGCCTGTTTTAAGTTCTTCGCTATGAGGAAGGACACTGATTCCTCGGCTATGTATAGAACGCTCTTCCAAGATGCTCTAGACCAGTATCGTGAGACTTATGGCTCTAAGACTACTGGTGGGGTGATTAACCCAGGCTCATATAATGTGCCGAATATCTCTGATGTGTTTAGGATGGGGACTTTGAGGGAGGGCTTGTAAAATGGCTGTAGGCAATAATGGTTCGAGAATGGTGGGGAGTACCGAGTTCTATGGTGGTCTCTCTACGGATAATAAAATTGGTATTGAAAACTCATACGCTGATGGGGAGTGCTTGGATGTCCGAAAAAGCCCATCTCAGATGACTGTATTGCCTATGTCTAGGAAGTTGCCAGATTCAGGAGTTATTACTGGTCTAGTAACGGCTATGACCCAATCTAAGGATGGGAATATCTGGGGGATAGATGAGAATGGCAAAGTCTATAAGATAGATGCAGATAATGCGATTACGGCAGTCTCGACTATTGCTAGTTCCTCTGGTTTTAGTCTAGAGAACAGCGATATAGATGATGGGCTATGGTGGGCTGATGGAGGCCATAAACTCTTCTCCTACGGTAGAGTGCTTAACCCTGCTGGAGGTGCCCAGTCCTCGCATGCCTTTGAGTTCCTAAAAGATGATGGCGAATATGCTGTGAATGCGATAGAGATTCAGCAGAATGAGGGGCAAATCTTCTATCAGTCTGACCCGGATATTGTGAGGGCTAATGGGACTAGAGAATGCACGGTACAGACTTCTATATCCGAGACTGATGCTAACAAGGCTCTGTTCTTATCTTCCATAACCCCTGTAGCGAAGATAGGGATAGGCTTTACTGCCAAGGGGAGTGGGACTGTACGGCTGGTGATTCATGATGAGAATAATAATATCGTGGCATCCAGCGAAACTAAGAACGCTTCTAGTGTCTCGACCTCTGGCTATACTGAGTTTACCGTGAGACCGAACCCTAGTACTGCCCTAAGTGCCTCTAACCAATTCACGCTGATGCCTTGGGCTGGTGATACTATAGAGGCTGGCTCCGTGCTACATATCCATATTGTAGCCTCTAGTGCTGGATATAAGGTGCGAACCTCTGTAGCCTCAAATATGTACTTGACTCTGGACTATACCTCCTATGGCTATGTATTACACGAGACCTTCAATAAAAAACACCCTATGGTGATGTATGATAAGTTATATATCGGAAACGGTAGATATGTCTCTACGAAGGAATCAAGCCCTCTGAACTATATAGATGATACTTTATATACTCAGGATGCTCTACGGCTAGATGACGGCTTTGAGGTGTGTTCTTTCGGCTCTTCTGATGAGTACTTGATGATAGGTGCTGAAAAATACTCTGCGACCTCTTCTAGAGGCTTTCAGGCTGGCCGTATTTACTTCTGGGATAGGCAGACTGAGGCTCCGAACTTCTATATCGACTGCAATATGGGGTCTCCTAAGGTTATCTTTAACTTTGGCAATATTGTCTATGTGATAGTCTCTGGTGCTTTGTATGCCTATACTGGGGGCAAAGAATTGGTGAAGGTGCGAACCCTGAGGGGGACTGATACCGAGTTCTCTGGCCGTGTCTCTCTAACTGAGGTATATCCGAATATGATGGCAGTAAGGCGAGAGGTGCTGATGATAGGGTTCCCAAGTGATACTACGGCATATACTATCCGATACGGTATCCATGGCTTTGGTAGTACGGATAAGAACTACCCGAACTGCTTTACTTATAACTATAAGATTCCAGGGCCGACTGTGAATGATACTCTAGACCAGCATAACTCTGATGGACAACATCTCCGAATTGGCTGTGTCTATAACTTTAGTGATACGCTGTTCTATTCTTATGAGGTAACTACTACGGAGAATGGAGTATCGACTAAGGATGTGGCTCTAGCCGTGGTGGATAATGATAGTGGAACTTCGACCTCCTATATGTGGAAGAGTCTCCAGTATGATGCTGGTAGCCCTGCCTTCCAGAAGATGGCTCTGAGGGTGGGGATATACTTCGACCCCTTGCCTGAGAATACTACTATAACCCCTATGTACAGGATAGATGACGGCGAGTGGATAATGGGTCCAGCGACTGCTCAGACTGGGGATAGGTATATAACTTGTGAGATAAATAAGCGATTCCACGAGTTACAATACGGCTTTGTAGGGACTACTGGGAATGACTTACTAACTCCTGTGATTAAGCAGGTGTCGGCTGAGATACGAGTACTAAATGAGGAGCAAAAACTATAATGGGGAGTAGAGACTATGGCTATAATGCCCAATTTGCTGATGTGATAAGACCTCTAGGGCAGGGGACGGTCTCCAAGACTGAATATGGCTTTAGAACTATCCCAAATGTAGAGATAACTGCGAATGCTGTGCAGAAGAGGACTGATACTGGGAACTTGGCCACAGGCCAGTTGAGGGGCAACCAGCAAGTCCGTGGCCAGATTCAGGTGGTGAATGCGAATGGCCGAAAAGTGATGGTGATGGGGTACGGGAAAGGTAAGTTTTAAGGAGGGCTGGCTATGAGCCTAACTTGGCTGCAATACAAGAACGATATGAAACTAAAATCTAGGGGGAACTATGGTGTGCGTGTGGCTCGCCCAGGTTTTGATGCTGGATATTGTGCTGATAACCAACTCCTGTTTAACTCTGGCTGGCCGATTCTGCAACTCTGTAAGGTGGTGGATATAGCCGAGAAGGGCAAGACTTGGGTTAGGTATGAGCACTCCTCGGATGGAAGTTTTACGGATACTTTACCTGCTGGCTATACGAAGTCTTATGAGTACCCTCCATATACGAAAACTATACAGGTGAATCGAAAATATCTAAGGACCGAGGTGAATACTGCTATCTATCAGAATAGTAGTCACGATACTTATATTGGACATGAGTATAAGAGGGCAAGGCATAATATGGGCTTTGTGCCGTTTATTATCCCTGCTGGGGATGTCTCTGGAGTAGTCTCCGATAAGGTGCTGATATTCAATATAGATATTCAGGGGGATGTAGATTATCCATATACGGAGGAGGCTCTGCCCCTACTAAAAGCCCCTAGGGACTATGGGATGAAGTCGAAGTCCATCTTTGGAGGCCGAGTGCCAGGGCTATCGACTGGGCAGTTCTCTAAATTGGTACAGGCTGTAAAGACCGAGAAAACTGCCCTATATAACCAGAACACGACTGGCTCTGGGGAGAAGAGTATGGTCTGCGTATGGTCTCCGTTGCCAAGAGATTACGATGAATCTGTAACCGAGAATGTGCTCGAACCTTACGAGTGCTATGTCTTTAGTGCTGTAGGGGGGTATGATTATACGCACTATGATGATGGGGGCGATGGAGGGGTTTATTACACCCCTGAGGCTGGTAGTTATAGGTACGAGTACGACTCTAACTGGAATACGGCTGGTGTGTATGCCTTTGCTGGAGTGGGGCAGGCTGCGACTTACAATGTGAAACAGTCTATGGTGATATTGCGAAACCCTATGGTATCCCCTGAG